TCTCCAACTGGTTGTGTTTCTAAATTTGCTACCTTAGCTGCTAATTCAGTAGTTACTGCTTGTGTTGTTCCTCCAGAAGTTTGTAAATCACAAAGTTCTTGTGCAACAGCAGATAACCATCTTGTTAAACTTTCTCCATTAGAAAAACCAACAAGTTCTTCAAAACATGGAGGCATTCCTGTAACAGAACAAGCCATTACATCATCACAATCCATATGTTTTCCATGGTCACCTGTTCCTGTACCTGTACCTTGTCCTCCTTGATTAATAACTATATTATCAATCATTAACTGAATTAGCTCCTCTAAATTAGTTGCTGTAGATCCTGTTAACTCTGACTGATTAATATTAGCAATATTGAACTCAGTATTACCTGTTCCAATAAGTGTTTCTAAAAGAATAAGTTGTGTACATAGTGCTGCTACTACATCACTTATGCTATCTCCTTGACATACATCTACACATGCCAGGTCTGGTCCTTGCCATACTACACAATTGGATGAAATTGGATCACAATTGTTTGGGTTATTTGAATTAGTTGGTATCATATCTATATTCTACATTAATAATATACAAATTATTTATCATTTTAACAATCATTTTAATCATTTTATACTGGCATTGTAAATATAACTCCAACGTATGCACAATCGGTAGCTTGTTTTATTTCAATATAATATGTATCACCTGGTGTTGCACCAATCCATGAGAAGCTAGATGTATTAGTTACTCCTGCAACTTGAGTACCACTGCTATCATATATATCAATAGAAAGATAGGTACCAAGTAGGTTAGCAATATTTATTGTATCTCCATTAGAAGCATAAACATTACTTGTAGTATTACCATTAGGTGCATTATCAATAATTAAATAATTATAAACACCACCTGTACTCATCCATTGTGATTGACTGTTTGGTAACCAAGGAGTACCATTATCATGACACTTAGTATATAATGGACTTAACTGATGATAAGTTGTAACTGAACAACCCAAAGTATCATCAGTAACTACAACTTCATAAAAACCAGGCCATAGTGCATTTGGATTAACAAATTGATTACTATTGTATCCTGCAAAAGCAACGGTATAACTATAGTTACCAGAACCTCCAATACCTGTAGCATTGATTGCTCCGTTGTTAACGTTTATATTACCAGCATTCCAATTTGTTGCTCCAGGAGGTGAAGTTGGATCAGTAATTGTAACTATGTTTGAAAATGTACTGCAGTAAATACAGTTACCATCATCCCAAATAGCATTAGCATAATAGTTATCAGCTGCAGGGTCTGTACAACCATTTGTACAACAGTCTTGATTACAAGCTACTTCATTAGTATACGTTCCTGTTGGTGATTGTACACACTCACAATTAATTGAATCACAAATAACAGCTTTTAAATCTACTACTAAATCTTCATTAGGATCATTTGCTATTATAGCAGCTCTTAGTACGCTAAACTTAACATTTGGAGCAAAAGTACTACCTATGTTTCCTTCAACAAAACTAACTAAATCAGGCCAAGGGGTGTTGTCATCACATGTATACATTACTACACCAGTATTAGTATTTTTATATTCTATTTTTAGGAAGGATGTTTTATATGCATTTGTACTATCACTTTGACATTGAACATCACCTGTTGTTGTAGGTGCTGTAGCGTTAACTTGGTACCACCAAGGCCAAGTCCAACCTATAGGATTTTGATAAATGGAAGACCAATTCCAATCATCTATTGCATCTGAATAAGTTGCATAATATCCAAGACCATTTGTATTACCTGCATTTAATTGAGCTACATTTACATATACGCCAGTAGTATTTTGAAGTACTGAATCTAATGTTACACCAGGTGTTACTAATGATTCATCAAGAAATGTTCCAGGTTGACATTCCCATAATGATGTTCCAGAACCTGCAAGATCATTTACAGTAAATGTATCATTACAAACTACATAAGTTATACCATTGTATACGTGGACTTCTTCTATAGTTATTATATATGTTCCATAACCAATTTGATAATCAGGATTTTCAAAAGTCATTACAGCATAAGTAGCTGCATTAACACCTCCTCCTGGCATCCAAGGAACACCTATTTGATTACCTGTTGTAGCATCATATAATGTTATCACAGTTCCTCCTGCAGGAGTTGTTGCTCCAGGAGTTGGAGTATAATATGCATTAAGTGAATTAAAAGTAATAGTTATTGATCCATCTGTTGCACCATTTGATGTTGGATCAGTAGTTGTTATTGTAATATCTCCAGCAGGTGTTAAGTTAAAAGTACCATCTTCACAATATAAACAACCTCCTTGATCAGCATTAGCTACTGAACTAAAATTAAATGCACTTGGGTCTGTACATCCATAATATAATAAAGGACAACAATCACCATAACAAGTTGTATAATCTGTATAGAGACCATTAGGATCTGATATACAATCACAATTATTACTTGGGTTACAATTACATATAGCTATAATAGGTAATGAACTCCAGATTCCTGGTTCAGAAGTTGCTAATTGAACTACTACTTGTGTGTATGTCATACCAGCTACGGATGGGTAAGTTGTACCATCGTATCCATATGTTGTAGCTAAATCACCTAAAAAAGTACCCCAAGAATCTACAGGTGAAACTGCATCATCTATTTCAACAACTAATACTCCTTCTCTTTCAAAGGTTATTGATTTGAGATAATATAGTGAAGTTCCTGTATTAGGATCATAACAACCACCCGCAACTATGTTAGATCCTGCTGTCATTACATTCCAATAATAATCAATAGGATTTGTATTTGATGAAAAGGTTAATGTCCATTCATCAGCAATAACTATATCAATATCCATGCTATATGGTAAAGATGTACCTGGATTAGCTTCAGTTTTATTTGAACAACTATTAGTAAAAGTTCCTGGTATACAAGTGTAATTGTCAGGACCAGGGTTATTACAACAACTTTCTGCAGCATTTAAACAATCATCTTCAGTTGGGTATATACCCGAACCATCAGTCATTTCTGTACAGTTACATTCAGTTATAGTACCTAGTTCACATGAACAATATCCAATACCTTCAGTATTTTCGTTAAAAGTATTTAAAAGGCCACAACATTCAGGGAAAAGTAAGTTTGTTAGAGGAGCTCCATTTTGACTGGCACAACTACCTTGAGATGCACTTATAATAGCTCTAATTTCTGTATATAATAGACCGGTAAATGTTGCTACTCCACCTCCATTCTGATCTACCCAAGTTTGACCATCAGCTATAGTTGAGTTTAATAAAGCTACCCACTCAAGCCATGTACCAGTATGATGATGAGACCATCCATTAATATTAGGTGTCCATGTCCATCCTGATGGCCAACAGTTAGTAGTTGAACATCCACATGTAACACTAGGCCAATCATTGTTAAAATAACCCATAGAAATACCTGATACTATGTGCATAGTTCCACCATTATTAGCTACAGTATCTGTACAACCATTAGTACCAACAGGTGCAAGGCAGATAGATGACCATTTCATTGATGGTATATCAGTATTATCAAGACCATTTCCAGGATCACCAATATAATCTAAGAAGACTTCTTGAGCTTCAGCATATGTTTGAGCTGCTACACCAAATGTTCCAACGTATGTTTGTGTAGGACAAGATATTTGTTGTTCTGATCCACCTGTTGTAGTTGTTTCTATACAGTTCCAATTATATGTACAACTTCCATCATCACAAGTAGCTGCAGCATCATAATTATTTGCTAATGGATCCATACAACCATCTACACATCCTGTACAACAACTATCCCATCCAACAAGATTTTGATATTGAGCAGTACCTACTCCATTACAATTACAATCTGCTGTAGCACTTGCATTATAATTTGTTGCTGATATATCAGTACATCCATCAAATAAACAGGATCCATCATCCATATTCGCTGAAGCATCATAATTACATGCTTCTGCATTTGTACAACCATATACAATTGCATTAGGTTGATTTATAAGGAAAACTTCTGTTTCTACACACGGACTTGGGGTTGAACTATCCGTTACCATTACTGTATATTGACCACCACATAAGCCTGATATATCTTGTGTTGTTGCTGTAAATCCACCTGGTCCAGTCCAATAATAAGTATAAGGAGCTGTTCCACCATTTACTGTTATGTCAATAGCCCCATCATCATTACATACACCTCCTGCTGTTTCAGTAGCATCAGTTCTACTGATCTCTGCTATAGTAAAGGATTGACAATATGTACATGATCCATCATCTACACCTGCATTTGGATCATAATTATCTGCAGCCGGATCTGTACAACCTTCATTTTCATTACCAGATGATTGTTCTTCTGCATCAGGATCACATGCTTGAAAAGGTGTTGTAGGACATGAGGTAAGACTGCTATCTGTTAATGTTATTGATACTTTTTGTGATGCACACCCTCCTGTTGTTGAAAGACATGTACATAAGTCTAATACATGATGTGTATTTACAGAAGCATCTTCCACACACCATCTAAGTAAACCATTCTCATCAGTATATCCTATTATACCACCTTGCATTATTATTGGGTGTCCTTCTACTGGATCACCGTTTTGATTTTTAACAACAAATAGAAAACATTCTGAGTCATTACAAGTTGTTAAGTTAGTAAATTCAGTTAGATCCTCTTGGAATGTGCTTGACTGGAAAGACAACATTGCAGGATCAACACCCCAGCCATGTTGGTCAAGAGCTCCAGATTTTTGTGCAAAGTAAGGATTTGATGTACCAATAGGATTCATTGATGCTATAGAACAGAAAGGTATTGTATTAAACATACCATCTGGAAATCCTCCAGAAAATGCAGCAGGCACTGTAGCATTAGTTAAATCAGTTATGATTGTTGTATCACCATGTGAGGTGTCAGTTATTTGTGTAAGAGTTAAGGTTCCTCCATTCTGTGTTACAGTTATATCACCTCCATGTCCATATGGTTGCATATATTCAATACATGCTTTTAATTCAGTTGCAATATCAGATGGTGTACCTGAACTATTAAATTTTCTTGTGTTTAAATCAGTTGCTGCATCAGCAAAATATGTTAATGTTAATCCAAGTCCTGGAAAGGCCGTTGATTGTATTGTTAAGAACTCACCATCTACTGGATTTCCTGTAAATGTTATTGTAGCACTAGCAAGTGCAGATGGTTTATCTCCACTGGATACTGCACCTAATGAATGTAATGGGAAAGGTAATTGTCCATTACCAGGTCCACCTGCTGGATTAGAAGGATATAGAAAGAAGTCTGATTGTCTTCCTGGTTGTGCATTCATCCAGACAGCTCTTTGTGCAATAAATTCAGCATGGTCAGCACCCCAACATGGTGTCATTGTACCAGTACCATCTGTTGCAGTATTCCAACTAACAGTTGGACCTAGATCATGATAAGGTTGTTTATGAGTTGATGATGTTGATTCATCAGCAAATACAACAACCAATAAGTTTTTATTTGTAGCTGACGGAGGTGGTCCAATTGTAACTACACTACTAAAAATTCCTCCAGAATTATCAGTAATACAACTGTTTGCAACTGTTGCACCTGGAATCCCTGCATTATACATAGTTACTCCAGTAGATTGTGCCCAATTAAGAATACTCCAAAATTTATTATTTGCTTGAACAGTTTCTGGAAAAGCTGAATCTGCAACACTACCACAATCATTTATACCAAAATTTCTTAGGGGATTTGGATCTGCATCTACAGGTTGTCCTGTTGTACATGGATTTCCATTAGCCATTGGTGTACCATTACCACCACAACTACCAGCATTCTGATATGTACCGGTCATTGCAGATGTAGCCCAATCAAGCCATCTTTCTCCAAATATTGCTGTATGATATTCATTTATACCAACTGCTTCTCCACCTGCACAAGAACCAGAAGGTGCATCTAAATTCCCAGATCTAATAATTCCTACCCATTCAGAACTGGCATTATATGCATTCATAACAGCTCCTAATCCTAATGATGTTGCATCATAGTAGAAGTATATATCTACATCTCCTTGTACATCTCCACAATATTGATCAACCCAAGCAGGTCTTTCTAGATCTTCTGAAGCCCCTCCTTCTGGTGGAACATAAGAGGTTTTTACTACCTCAACATTATCATACTGTGATATTTTATTATCCTGATAATCACAAAGATATTTATCCTTTATATAAGAAGGGAGGTTTGAGCCACAACATGACCCAATCCCATATCTATCAAATCTATACTTCTTAAATATCTCATCAGCAAAACCACGTTCAGTATTGATCTTCTGTATAATATTGTCTTTCTTTGGTTCCATTCTTATTTCTTAACTATTCCTGCAGCAAGTGCAGCTTCATATGCTGGTTTACAACCCTTGTGAATAATTTGTTTGTTACTTGCTGTTGTCTTTTGACAACCGCATCCTATTGGTCTTTTGCAATGTGAACAATTTTGTGCCATTATTTATAATTTATTGGTTATTGGTTTAACATGTGGGACAGGTAATTTTACCTAATAGTTTCTTAGCAAAATTAAATAATTCTAAACCTGCACTAGGATTTGCTGCATATTCTACTTTTGCTACAGCAGCATCAATATACATTCTAATATCATTTAAATCACTTAATAATTGTTTCCTTTCTGAATTTGGTACACATGGGGTAATATCTAGTTGACATAACTTATCATAATATTGTTTCATTAAGTTTGTAACTCTTAAGTGATTATACTCAACATATGCTTTATCATGAGGACTAACTTGATACCTGATAATATATAAACCATCAGGAATCATGACACGTGTATTATTACAATTTGTTGTTTGTACATTTAATGCACAAGCATTTATTGTAAGATCAAAATTTTCAGTAACTTTTATTAATGCTGGTTGATTAAATCCAGGTACAGTAATTAACAATTCTGGACAATCAATTTTTAAATTTTTAGCATAGGTACTTGTATCTTTAACACTAAATACTTCAGTATTAGATACAGGTAAAACTTCTAAGCTTAGTATGTGTTTAGCGGCCATAATTTTATTTTAGTCCTTATTACAAAGTAGTATCTATTAATAATATACAAAATATATTAATAAAAAGAAAAAAAAAAGAGTGAGAATTTAACCTCACTCTTTCTTTAATATATAAAACTAATAGATTAGTACCCAGTTGTAAATGTGATACCAGCTGCTGTAGCAAAATAACCCATCATAGCATCCATCTTAGCTAAATCAGGATTTGTTACAGCCTCACCTTTGTCATTCTTAACTGTACAAGGTAAGTAGAACTTATATAAATACTGATCATTATCAAATACTCCAGTTGGATTGTTAAATCTAGGAACTGAGTGTTGTAAGTAGTAACAAGCATAGAATGCTGTTCTATCTACTGCTCCAGTACCACAACCAAGTAATGCATCTCCGTGTTGGATTTCTCTAAAACGTGCAGAATCTTTATTACCTTGATTCCATCCACCATCTTGTCTGTATCTACCTTCAAGAATGATTTCATCAATTACTGTTTCACCTGTAGTTTCAGCTTTAGTAGAAACTGCATATGCAGAATATTTACCAAATTCCGCAACAGCTACACCAGATACAGCAGCAGTCATACATGTATCATTACAAGCATCGCCATCATCATCAACTGGAGAAACAATTGCTGATAAAGGAGCAGTTGCATGCCAGTCTCTAGTATCAAATGAACAGTTATCAAAGAAAGTTGCAGTATAGTCAATAACTAACTTTAATCTGTTATTAGTTGAACCACCAGATACTGCAGATGCAGTAATAAATGGATTCAATAAAGGATCTTCATTGATTCTATCTACCCATGCAGATACAACAGTTGCACCAGTAACTTCTGTACCTTGAGCACAACACTCTCTATAGTCTAAAGTAACATAAGAGAATCTGTTTAAGTAACGTAATGCTTCATCACCTTTAATATCAATTCTTAATTGATTTGAAGCAGCTGTAGATCCATCACACAGAAAACATCCATCAGGAATTGTAATTTCAATGTATTGAGCTTCAACAGCTACACACTCTGATTTCCACAATTTGTTTACGTAATGTGGCTTGATCATTTTTGTTTTGATAGATTCAGAGTAACCACCGTGTGAAGACTTTGTAGCCTTACCATCAAGTGTGTCTACCTGATTATAATTACCAAAAACAAGTAAAGTTTCTGCAGGAACACCTGCTGCCGCTGCCGGCCAATCTACTGTTACGTAGGTTGTTGCATCTACTACTCCTAATTCACCTGCTTCAAGGTCAATAGTTGCAACATCTTTTACTTCTTCTAAAGAGCTGATTACAGCTGCTTTAACATAAGCATGATTAAAATAACTCATTTTTCTAATGCCTCTTTATGTATTCAGAGGGCTTTTTTTAATTACAAAAAGAATGGGTTTATTATACCAGAATAGAAGTACCCAAACCTGAACTCCTACCCCTGTTTACATTATAATATAATACTTTTCTACTAGATAAGCAACATATTAATTATTTTTTTCAGCCTGTTGTGGTCCTCTTATGTAATTATTAGCATCATTTATGTCTCCTGCTATAATTGCACAAGCCTCATCAATCATTATTTCAACAATGTCATCTTTAAATTCAGATTCAATATCTGCTGCTGAAATATTATTAGTATACGGATCAGAACAACCTTCAATTTCAATATACCTAGGTTTTCTATAAAATGTTATCCTAGGATTAATTACATCAAATTCTCTCTTATAAATCCTTATTGTATTATTTTGCATAGTACAAAAAGTTTCACCCCACTCAAAATCAGGTCTTTTCAAAGGATCTCTCATAATCATATCTACATTTGCTTCTTCAGCTAAATAAACAGTCATTGATCTAGGATCTTTACCACAACATTCTGTTGTTGCATCTGTATCAACCCTTTTATACTCCATGTAATTATTTGGAAAGTTTGTTCCCAAAAAATAATCACTTTGTATTGAACCTGTAATTGGTTGTGTTGTTAATAGTATTTGTAAGTCATCAATACGTCTCTTAGTTTGTTCATCAGACGTTCTTGTTGGATTAGTACCATGAAGTTGTCTTCTACACCACTCTATCTGTGCCTTATTAAAAGATTCAACAATTTGCCAACATTCTATATTATCATAGTCATTACTAGCAAGCTTGTTAAGCCTCTGTCTAAATTTTATTTGTAGAGTAGTATTATTCATTGTTAATTATTTAACATTGATTCAACTTCTGTTTTAATACCCATTAACATTTCATCATATTCTGGATTCTTAAGAAACTCTGCTACACCTTCTTTTGTTGTAGCAATTTTACTACTTGACTTCTTCTCATAGATATATCCATCAGCTTTAGTTGTTAATATATTAAATGCTAGAGCATCTTTAATCATTGAGTGTATATACAAATCTTCAGTAGGAAGTTTAGCAGCATCAACAAAATTCTTAGAAGCTTTTGCTACATCAGATTCTCTCCCGTTACCATTTATATATCCATCTGCATCTTCATATAATACATCAATAGGAGTAGTGTGAGTATACTGTGAACTATTGAAAGTCAATGTCTTAACAACATGCATTAATCTTGTTTTATCTTCATCATAAAGTTCACTTAGTATTCCAAGAGCTTTATTTTTAATCTTAGCATTTTTAGTTCTTGTACCAGCAGTTTGTAAAACTCTATCTAGGTAGAACTTAAATTTCCCAGTTGTTTTAGCAGTAGCTAGGCTATCTGCAACTAAAGAAAAACCTCCAGCTTCAATAGCTAGTAATTTAATCTTATCATATGCATCTACCTTTGGGTCTAAGTAAACAGGATCATTTCCTACTTTTATAATTATCTTATTCCAAAATGCATCATTATCAGGTCTAACTACTTGAACTTTCTTCCAAAAGTCTTTATCATCAATATCAATAACATTAGATGCTAATTCTTTCTCAAGGTCAATTACGTGTTGTCTGATTTGTTTTACCTTAGCTTTCTTTTGTGCTTCAGGTAACTTCTTTATCTCAGGAGCAAATTCATTTAATCCTGTGAGGTATCTTTTTATTCCATTTCTTTCTAAACATGCAATACTTTCACTATGGTATGCACCTTCATGTAGTGACATATTATACTTCTCTAATCCCATATTATCTAAATCAGCATTAAAGTAAGCACGGATAGCAATTGTAGTATCCTTTACTGCAGTTGTATTTTCAATTATTGTAATGTTTTCCATTTTTCAATTTTTATTGGTTATTATTTTTGGTTTAAAAGAAAGTGGGAGGAGCACTAGGCTCCCCCTTCTTTCATATTGTTAATTAAGATTAGAATGATCCTCCAGTAACTGGGTTTCTCATAACTATCTTAAGTACCTTAGTTGGGTCCTTAACCCATACAGCCGGCATGGTTTGAGTCATCATTACACGATAACCATTGAAGTGTCCTGAAGAAGCAAATCCTTGTGATCTTCCCATGTAGTCCATAGTACCATTTTGGTAGAACCACTTAAGAGCATTATCCCAAGAAAGTTTCAATAAGTAAATGTTGTCATTTCCTTCATCAGTTACATCAAAGATGATGAAGCTGTAAGAAGATAATGGACGACCATCTACTAATGGATTCTCAATGTCATTAGTGTGTAAGTTATCAAATGCTGGGTTCAATACAAACTTAACGTTTGCTAAGAACGGTATAACAAAACTTGTGTAAGCAAATCCGTAACCTAAGTCCATTCCCTTTCCAGTGATTGCACCAATGTTATCAAGATTTGTTACCATTCCGTTAGAACCAGAAACGCCATTTACTTCAGCGCTAATAGCTGCATTTACTAACTGCATACCTCCAATTCCAGTTTGAACAATTAATTGTCTCTTTGGATCTGGACCATCAAATTCAACTTTTCCAGCGTAGAAGTTGTAAAGTTCATTCTTGAACATATCTAAGCTAAATGCTGACTTGTTGTATACACGTTTGAAAGAGTTATCTAATTGTCTCCATAAACCAACTGATAATCTAATATCATCTGGTCCATCTTGCTTAACTCTACCACCATGACCCCACATTAAGTAAGTCTCAATGTCATTTGCAATTTTAGTAAGGTGTGCTGCTTCCATAGAAGTTAAGAACGTTCTAGAAAGAGTACCATTATCAAATGCTTTTTTAACATAGTCTTTACCCATTGTGCCAGCAATAGACTCAATAGAATCTAAAGAAGGATCAATGTTCTTGTCAAAGTTTCTCCAAATCTCAGTTACAGGTACAGTACCATCAGCGTTCATACCACCTTTGATCATAAGATCAGCACGTGATGAAACTGAATAGTGTACGTGAGCTTCAGCTCCTCCAACAAAGTTATAGAATTCTCTGAATCCTGCTCCAGTTGAAATATCAGAGAATCTTTCTCCGTATTCACCTCTTGCAGAACCTTTTCTAAAGAATTTAGTTCCAGCAGCAAGATATTTTACTTCTATACCTTGAGCGTTAGAATTATTTACAAGAGTAACAGTATAAACCCATCCATCTCCTACAGGAACAATATCGTCTGCAGTAATGTAGAATTCAAGACCATTATACTTGTCATAGGTAATGATGTCTCCATGACCAAATTCTCTTTTAGATAATCTGATCTTGAAAGGTTGTCCATCAGCACCATCTCCATCTCTTGTACCTGTTACAATCCCTAGGGACATTGGTAAAGATTCAGAAATTGGAGTTTGCCATTTGTACTCTCCTCTTGCATTGTCCACCATGATTGTATTCTTACCACCAAATGATGCCATCTGATACAAAGGCATTTCTACCTTTTGCGTCATTGCCCACAGCTCCACTGGACCCATGTCCATTGGTTCTGCGTCACCAAGCATTTGTGTTAAGTGATATGAATCAAGATGTGAACTAGCCGAGTATGAGGTGTCTCTTAAAAAGAGACCGTTGTTTAAAACCGGTGTTGCCATTTTTTCACTTTTTTTAATTAATAATTATTGTTGTTGTTCTATTTTTAAAATCTTTTAAATACATTGTTATTTCTTGGTAGAGTTCTTTTTCTACTTGGAGCAGCTTCTTGTATTCCACCTGTACTAGCTGTCTTAGTTGATTGTGCAGTCTTTAATTTTCTAACTGTTTGTTCAACCGCTTTGTTAGTACCTTTTGTCATCAATTGTGATTTGTATCCTTTTGGATCAGCTAATAACCATAACGCCTCAGTAACAAGGTTATAGTTTGGCTCAACAAATTGATACTTCTCTAACAAGTGTCCTAATAAGTTTGTACTCTGACCATTTATAGATGGGTATGAAGGATTAACAAGTCCATTATATAATAGAGACTGTGTCTTTTTATTAACTTTCATATCTCCAATCTTTCCATCCTTCAATGTATGATATACATTTGCCATGTAATTTTCTGATGCTTTTTGTTGTTGAGCTTTCATTTGCTCTTGTTGTTGTAATTTTCTTGCAACAACTTGCCCTTGCATCTTATCTAATTTTGGTTTAAATTTAGAAGCTTGTTTTTCAAGCTTGCCTAAATCCTTCCAAATTTCTATTTCTTCTTGAATATCTTCTGGAGAACCATATCCTGTAGCAGTTAGGTACTCTCTTACAATATGTGCTTGACCATCTTCATCAGATAATGACAGAGCTCTTACTTCTTCTGTTTGAGCTAATGCACCAAATAATCCTTTTAAATCTGTACCACCATCTGCTACATATTTTGCAGCTACTTGTAATTCTTGTGGTAAACTATTAAAAAATTGCTTAGGAGTTTCTCGTCTAACCTTGTTAGCTCTCTCACTCATATTAGCTTGGATAAGTTCTTTCCAATCCTTAGCTGAGTAATCCTCCAATGGTTTGTCATCATCAAAAGGAATAATTTCCTCATTCTCAATCATTTTCTCAAAGACACTAGCCATATCACTAATTCTCTTTCTACCTTTAGCAGTAGATTTATCATCTTCTGATTCAGCTAAGTCTAGTCCTTCATTAAGTATTTCATCTACTTCATCTTTAGAGACTGAATCTCCTCCCTCAGCTGCTTTTGGTGTTTCTGTAACTTCTGGTGAATCAACATTAGCACCTTCATTTGAAGAAGCAGTAACTTCTTCTCCATCTTGTTTACTCTCTTCTTTTGTTGAATCGTTAACACTACCATCATCTAGGAATGATAAATCTACATTCTCTGCTTTTGAAAATACATTTGGTTTTTTAGTTTCTTTCTCAGGGGTAACAACAGATCCTGCACCAGGAGCTCCACTAAAGATCTCATCTAGGTTAACATCTACTTCTTGAACTGTCGTTGTTTGTTCCATTTTTTCTGACATAATATATTGGTTTTAATTAAAATTCTTGGTTATTACATATACAATATACAAAAGTTTTTATCACTAAACCTTAAAAATTTTTATTTTAGATAAAGTTTTTTGTAGTATATAGCTAAGTATGTTATTTTTTCTTCTTGTCTTTAGATTTAACTTCTGTTTTTACATCATATTTGTTTTTATTCTCCCTAGCAATAGCAAGATTCTTATCAGCTATTTGTCTTTGAGTAGCTAATTTTTCCTTATCAATTGCTAATTTGCTATTATCATATGACTTCTTATCAGTTAGTTGTTCTCTTTTAAGATTCATTTGCTCTCTATATTGATCTCTCTGACGAATATCATCAAGTGCATCAATATAATCACTTTGCTTATTCTCATTAATATCCTGCATAGCACCATATCCTGCAGATCTGATTTCAGCAACTGTAATATCCTTCTGTCTCTCTTTCTCTTTCTCTTCAGCCTCAAATTGTCTTTGAGCTTCAGCTTGTTGTGCAGCAGCTTCTTGTTGTTGTTGAGCCATCTGCTGTTGAGATTGTTGTTGTTGCTGTTGTTGTTGTTGCTGTTTAGTTTCAGCATCTTTAAGTACATCAGTTACTTCAGCAATACTTGTAGATTTAATAACATTACCTAAATCATAGATTGACGCACCAGTTGTATTATTCTGAATTGCCATTTGTTTTAATTGTTCAAGAATCTGTCTGTGATTAGTTTTAGTAGTGCAGAATACATTAAAATCTCTTAATAATAGTTTAGTTCCATTTATCTGGAAATTAACCTTCTCTGCCTCTGTAGTTATATAACTTAATCTAATTGAAGGATTTGTACTGTGATAATACTGTGACAAATCTGTTCTCATCTGATGAACACGTGGCATTAAATGATCAGAGTGTTGTGTAAAATACATTTCAGTCTGTGCATATGACTGATTCATTGCTTGTGTTACACCTGTTGCTGTTTGTTGTGCTATTGCACCACCCATACGTTGTGGGTTAATACCTATTGATTCAAATGCTTGAGTTTTAAAATGATTAGCTAATTGAATTCTTGACATTAATCTATTTGTTTGTTCAAGATTTAATGTTTGGTAATGATTAAAGTTTGTAGCATTTTCCGTATTTGTAATAGAAGTATCTAATGGCATCATACCAAAATCCTTCATTGCTACATATGCTTTTGCTAAATTATTTTTACCCCAGTCTTCTCCCATTGAGTGACGTGGTAATGCATTTTGATCAAACATAATAACAGTACCTAATTCATCTACTAGTATATCTGCTATTTGGTTATTCACCATGTTATAACCTATTTGATAAGATTTCATTAAATCAACAAGTGATGTTGATTTTGTATTTCTATCAGAGAATACTCTTCCTTCAACTGGAAGTTTACAACCGTATAATGAATCATCACCTTTAAATTGATATTCTATTCTTCCTGGTTTCTGTTGATTAATCCCAATATATAATGGTGATTCCTCATTTGTTTCACTTCTCCATGATGATGGTGCATTAGGTCCAATCTTAATACCACCCCAAACTTCATTAATCCAGAACCAATCAATATGTTCTCCCTGAATTAAGTTTTCTTTTGTTCTTTGTTTAAATAGTTTTGTATTATAAACAGGTTTATCAGATATTTTATATACTTCATCAACTATTTCTTGAATCAGATCACCATCTTCTGTAAGTCTAGTAAGGTGTCCTACCTTTCTTTGTGTCTTCCAATAACATGTTGTAACACGCATCATATTATAATCACCCCATCTTCCTATATCATCTCCTTCTTGTAAGATGGCTTGAACAATGTCTCCACCATATTTACTGGAATTTTGATCAGAGTTACTCATAAGTTTTCTATAAGCTAATCCTGGTCTTTGTGTATTCCATTCATGAGATCTAGTAGGATCATAATATGAACCATCATTCTGATGTCCGTTATCTAGGTACAGTGCATTTGCTGCTGGATATAATCTCTCCAAAGATTTAAGTTGATCAGCATCTAATAAATAACCATAATTATCTATTACATCTGCAACACTCATCATATCACACTTACCTACAAAGTTTGAATCTGATATATATCTTGAGTCAGGAGATTTTTGATAGAATGTCAGAGCAGGATTCCATAACTCCACACTATAATCATCCTCCATCATTCTGAAATGCCAGAATTCTCTATCACAAATAAGCATGTCTCTAAAAGCTCTCTCTTCAAGTTCTTGCATTTTAAATCTCTCTTCATCAACATTTAATTGATGATGAGCCCATTCTTCTACCATACTTCTATAATCTTTAGAAAAGAAATCTTGTATTTCTGGTAATGATTTTAATGTCTCTGGAGCTACAGCTTGTTGGAATTCTTCTGATGCAGGATCTGCACCTTGCTTTATCATGTTTAACATTAACTGATTTTTTGCATCAGTAAGTAGAGTCTCCTCAATCTGTAATCTTTTTTGTTCTAACATCTCATTGTAAGATGTATCATCAACAGCTCTAAATTGAACCTTAGAATATCTTTTAGAAAATTCTCCAACTAAAACATTAATTACATTCGGTATGATGGGATAGAATTTAAGTTCTAATGCAGTCTCATCTTCTTTAGTAAGAATGTCAATTAACTCAGTATAATCATTATCCTCTTCAACTATATAATCTGTTTTATCAATTATACCCTTTGCAAGTTTATAATTTTTTAATACCTTTCTTGCATTATCTCTTAGATAGTCAAGCCCTCTGGTTTCTAACCAGTCTAAATTCCACGCAGCCCATTTATCATCTTTTTCTTGGGCAGGTAAAAATTGAAGTGGTTGAGTTAATGATGCTGCAACATGGGCTCCTTTATCAGCTTTAGCACCCTTCTTTAATTGCATTGCACTTAATACTTTCATATTCTAATATTTATTTATTATGGATAATATCATCACCAGGAGCGTAACTACAGTATACAAAAATATACTGAATGGAACCGTAGAACCCGTCATTATCAATAGTAGTTGTTGTTACCCAATCATACATTATTTTATTCTTTTAAATGGACTTCTTTTCTTTTTCATGGTAGAATTATTTTTTCTTCTACCCAAATTACTAAATGGTCTCATATTCAATTTATACAAATTTTGTGAATTTTCCAAAGATTCTAGTGACTTATCTTTCTCTTTTCGTTTAACATACCCTCTATTTGCCTGTTGCATCTTAGCAAATGACACTAATGCTGCAAATGACACAAGTCTATCCACGTTTAATCCTGGGTAATATTGAAGCATTTCTGTTATAAGCATTTTATCAGGTATTCTCTCTACACCAAATGTAACTTTCTTTACTTCACCATTATCATCTAATTCTTCATCTATAGCTTCTCTAATAAATTCAATTGCATATGATATAAGATGACTCTTAAATAATGTTCCAGTATTCTTCCATCCATATTCTTGAAATACATTACTATTTGAACCAAGATCTTTTAGAAATACCATCTGTGATTTTGGAACTAAATATTTTTGTTTTCTTCTAGAAATCATATACTGAATAAATAGTGATATGTTATTCTCAACAATTGTCCATGCATTATACCATTCAACTATCTTTTCTAGTTGTTCATGTGTTTTATTAATATCATCATATCTTCCACACCATGTAGCAACAATTTTATCTCCTTCAATGAATGTTTCCAAACCTTCAGGAGTTTCTTTTGTAACCTCTATTGGATTTTTATATACAATGATACTACAAAGTGAGTCTGATGTTGTTGTTTTACCTTCTGACACAGGGTCAATAGATGCATAATAAGTTCCAAAACCAGGATCCTTAATTGGTCTCTCCCACACTTGTAATACACCCCCTTTATCTTCTCTCTTCTTTCTTACTGGAAATTCATCTATTGGTATTCTATTAGATGTATTTGCTTTGAGTCCTTTATCAGTTCTTTCTAATTCAATAAATTCATATGAGTATTCTTTACGTTCAATCCTTCTCATTTGTTTAGTTAAGAAACTTTGTGGGAATATTGAAGCTTTCCTGTATGCAAATGCCTCATTTATATTGATTGGTTTCTGAGATATACGTAATTGAAATTGTTCAGGATCTAATTCATCTTTCCATTGACCTCTTTCTGCATCAATAGCAACTAATGATTCTTCAATTAAAGAGTTACCATAGTCATCTATAAAAGGAGGCATTGACCATTGTTCTGGAATAAATAATCCAGCAATTCCTATTGTACCTTTATCATCCATTAAGTCCGTTTCAACTCCAAGTATGCCATTTGCTTCAGGATTTAATATCATCTTCTTTAATGGTTCACACTGATCTAGATCACCCACAGATCCAGCTGCAATAAATTGACCCGTAGTCATCATACCAGAGGACATTGCTGGTCTAATGTACTCATATGTTTGATCCATCTTAGGAGCAATACCTGCTTCTTCATGGAAGAAATAAGTACATGGTCCACCTACACCCGTTGTTGCATTCTTTTCAAATGATGCACCCTGTATCTTTGATCTTAATCCTCTTTGAGTCTTTCTATTATTAATTCTAACTTCAATCTTTTGTTCCCAAAGAAGAACTTTATCTGGGTTGTTAGGTCTATACCATGCTGTATGTTGATTAAGAAATGTTGCATACTCATCCAAGAATTTCCATGAACCTTTATCATTAATATAATCTTTTAATGAAGCACCAATCTTACATATTGACCCTTCCTCAAACCAATATTGATTAACAATCTTTGCCATATGAAAATAAGAAGAAGCAATTTGCCTTTTTTTAAGTATTGCCACATGTTTGTAGTTTATCTCAGCCATTATCTCATATAAGGCCATGTGATATTGTGCATCTCTTATCTTTGCAAATCCATATTTCTTTTCTTCTTTATCAAATATAGGTAAGAAATTTAACCACATATAATAATCTCTAGTAATATACCAGCTTTTATTACCACTGTGATATATTACACCTTCTCTACATTTGTTTTTTTGATCATTCCAATATTTTATAAAGTCTTTTGATCTAAATGGTTTATCACAATAAACATTATCAGTATTAAATTTAACTGCTTGTTCATTAAACAATAAGGCAGTAGAATCAAAACCATATTTACCAGGTTCTTTAAATATTGAATCAATAAAAGATCTAAAATCCTCTATTGATTCAAATTCAGTCTCAGACCATTCACCGTCCTTATATGTTGGAACTGTTTTATACATCAACTACTTTAGCAACAATATCTTGTGAGTTAAATAATAAACAAGTAACACCTTCAGATTCAATTGACATTGGAGTACCAAACTCACTGAGTCTGACATTATCTCCTTCTTTCATTGTTGTTACTTCTTCACCTACTGACATTATTACAGCCGTCATAGGTTCTTGCTGTGCAGAGTCAGGTATAAATATACCAGAATCACCGTATGTCTCTTTTTTTTCATGTAACTTGACTAACACCTTGTTACCTAATGGGATAATTTTTTGCATTTTTTTAGTTTTTAAAGTTATTACATTTGATCATAAGCCAAACCTTGTCCTCCACGAACTTGACTTTTTTGTTCATCTTTCATATCATTATAAGCACCTTTGAATGATTGTCTAATCTGATCAAACTTTGCAGCGGTGTTTACTAGTGATGTTAAATTACCATCTCTACCATGTTCAATAGATGTGGTTTCCATATATCTTGCAAGTCTATCTAACATAGACTTAATACCTTTATATGCTCTAAATGTAGGAGTTTGATACAAATCTTCACATCTAGTTATAGCATTTCTTATTATCTCATCTTCTGGAGATTCCTCTAATCCAATTTCCTCTATTATAATTTCCTCTTTCTCATGTTCAGGCATGTTAAAGAAGGGGTTCATATCTGGATCTGGACATGTCATATAGAATACATAAAGATAAACACTCATGTATGTATCAGGATATTTATCCATTATACTCTTTAAACTTTTAATTGTATAACAGTGTTCTGATGGAATCACCTTATCATTTTGTATATCAAATAACTTTACTAACATAGAGGATTATCTTTTAACCACATTATAAGACTTCTTACTTCATCCTTTAAGTATGGAAGATTATGCATTTTTATTTCTTTTATTATAGGGTCACCATTAGAGTCATACTTATTGATTGGGTACCCATTTTCATCATCTTTCTCTTTTTCAAAGGATACATGTTGAATAGTAAGTTTTCCAGCTTTTAACTTTGGATTATGTTTAAGTATAATATACATGTATATACTCAATTGTATATTATAATGGTTTAAATTACAATCATCAAGATGTGTCAAAGGTTTAAACATTTTAGATGTTACACCTTCCCAGTTTGTAAAACCTTTCTCTTTTATCTCTTTGTTAGTTTTGTAATCAGTAATGTTTACTTTTCCATTAACCACTTCTACAAGATCTGCTTGTCCACAGATACAAGCTGATTTTAGGAATGCAAAGTGCTCTGGGTAAACACCAGGCTCTAATTTCTGCACAGGAGCCATTTTAATACCCGTAGCATCAACTAAAGGTTTTATTATAGGTATCTCTACCCCTTCACGTTCTATTGTCTTAAAATCAAGCATATCAGATTCCCTCTGATTATGATACCAATTACCTAACGTGATTGCTCTATCTGTTTCTTTCTCCCAAATTTTTATAACTTCTTTAGGTTTGAGACCATACCACTTTGAACGTTTATTCTTACAGGATTTTTTTGCAACGGCTTTTTGATCAAACTTAGGTTTAAACTTTGAAATAAAGGATGTAACACTTGTCCAATTTATATTATCCTTATCTAAGTTCTCATCTAAACTTTGATATATATGTCCGTCTTCTTTAAATATTACAGGCATTATTTATTTTTTTTTGATTTATGTCTACTTACTGTCAGTTTATCTTCATCCTCTTGACTCATAACTTCAGGCCAATGTCCTAATGGACAGCCTGATGATAAAGATCTTAGTTTAAATGCCAGGCTACATCCACAACTTGCACAACAAGGTTGTGATTTAGGCATTGCGCAGTGTAATCCTTTTAGATCAAACATTGCACAACTAGTACATTTTTTGTATCTATCATTTGCAATATCTTCAACAAATTCATCTTTCCATATACTATTCTTTACACCTTCATATACTTTATCAAGGTGTTTAACTGCATTTAAAAGTTTATTTATTTTCATCTTTCCATTTTTTCTTATTATCTAATTCTTTTTCAATACGTTTAAGAGATTTTTCCATTTTATTTAACTTTTCTTTAACTGGTAAGTGTTTACCATATCCTGTATATGTTGTTTTTTCCATGTTACCTAACATATCCTTATGTCTCTTAATGGATCTCTCAATTCTATTCTTTCTTATTATGAAGGTACCGAGATTTGGTAAAAGAATTCTTGTATGATCTAGTTCCTCTAGATGCTTTCTTATCTCACTATAGAAAAATCTTATGAACTCTTCTACCAAATTCTCATGTACTTCACACTCTTCTGCTACATCTGAGTAGAAGATTTTGTATGTTTTTGGTTTTATATTATTCTTCAACACAAAGAATTTTATAATCTAAAAAAACACTACCCTCTACCTGTAGTTGTATATCAGATGATAAAAGAATTTTCTTATCAACCTTCTCAATCAGTCCTTTTGCTTTTGCTTTCTGGATTGCATTTCTGCATGATTGAGGGCTTTTGAAGATTTGTTTCTCAGATATTACCTTGCAAAATTTATTTAATTCAGCATCTTTAAGCTTAGCTAACTCACATAAACATTCTAAGTCTGCCTTACTTATTTGAATATCATTTAAGAAACAGTATGTAACTATTTGATATTTTATTACATCATCTTTAGTTACCCTAACTCTTTTATCTACCTTATTTACGATAGCCATGTTTTGACTATATCATTACTGTTGACTAAAGTATAAGTAAAATTATTGTTCCAGGTATCTCTTGCTTTCCTCATAATTTTCATGAACTTAGTCCAATCATCATTAGCTGCAATTACTTGACATCCTGCTGACCATTTATCTACTTGTGTTGACTTTTTACCAGCAAATTTGGTAGCTCTATGAATATTAATTCCAAATAAGCCTGTATCTGTATTCTCAGAGTTCATATTATATATGTCATCTCTATTATTATCTCTATAAACAGTTACAGGATTTTGTTGTCCTAATGCTTCATATCTACCTTGGTGCTTTCTAATCTTATGAGATTTAGGATATTGTCCTTCCTTTAGTACTGCACAACCTTTTGATTTTACAATTGGTGCATCCATATAATGTGATCCTGGATCTGTAGTGCAATCAAATTCATGATATTGCCATTCACCATCTACTTTATATGATACAGTAATAGTATCATCAAATCTATTAGTTACTCTACCTGCAGTCTCAGAATTTCTTATTCCTACAATATTTACATTGTAGTCACCATTCTCAAAGTATTTATATCCCTTACTCTCTAAGGTTCTTTTGATTTGCTCTCTACTGTACCTCATCTTGTACTCTCTTTAAAGTCCTTTTGGCTGGTACTTCATCAGGAGTTGAGTTATTATTCTCAGGAGATGGTGCTGGAGCAGCCGCCTGTGCTAAAAACATTTGAGCCTGTACTCTTTCAGCACGTGCTTTCTCAATGTCTTTTAACATTGTTTCATACTTTAATTGAACTTCTAAGTGTTCAATGTTTTCTTTGTAAAACGCTGTAATTTCTTCACGTTTTGCTACCATCTCTTCGTCTGATAGTTCTTGTTGCATTGTTTCTTTTGCCATTTTAAATTGGTTTTATGATTAATATATTACAAAGATACAAAAAAATAAACAAATAAGGTTTATCTTTTTGAATTTTTTTTGAAATTAAATGAAATAAGTTTAATTCTTATCTAGTGATACCCATTTAATAATTCCAGTAAGTCATCTATTGCAGCATGTCTATGGGAATCTTCTAATTGAGCTTTAAAAACATATTTTGAATTGATTAACTTAGCCATATCATGATATGCTGACCAGTTTTTATCCTTAAGATCTATTTGATATGAGTCACCACAAAATATTATCTTAGAATCTTTACCTAATCTTCCTATAGCCATAGCTAACTGACCTCTAGTTAAATTTTGGAACTCATCTACTATGACAACTGCATTATCAAATGTACGTCCTCTAAAGTGTGCCAAGGATACTAATTCAATAGACTCATCCTTTTCCATTTTATCTAATAGGCTTGGTTTATTATATACCTTACGCATATTAGAACGTATAGGAACAAGCCATGGTTCCATTTTTTCACGTTCAGAACCTGGAAGAAAACCATTATCTTCTGTAGATATAGTTGGTCTTGTAATAATAATCTTATTATATTGTCTTTTGAAAAACTGGTCTAATGCTATCTGTACTGCTAATAGTGTTTTTCCACTACCTGCTTTTCCAACAAGAAAATTAAATGGAGTTTTTAATATTTCAGTTTTAGCTCTTTTTTGTTCTTCAGATAGAGATATTGAGAATCTGACTGCTCCACGTGGTGGAGTCTTACTTTTGTTTGCTGTTGGCATAACAAATAATTTAGTTACTTACTCTTCTTCTTCTTAATAAACCTATCTCTAAGCATTATGCACTTATCAAAGTCATCTAAATTTGCAAAATAGTCAATTAAGTTCAAAACATCATCTGGATCTGGATCATCACTCATAGTAATGTCATGCATAAATGTGAGAGGCCCTTTTGTTTCTCCTTCTTCTAAGAATCTTTCATATGTAACATTCCCTATAAGAAGGCGGTATGAATTTAAGAATGCATGATGAATAAAAGCTTCTTCATTTTTTATTTGATCCATCTCATTCATTTTACTAAAGTCGTCCCAGTTTACGTTATCATTATTCATATGTTATGTTTTTGGTTGCAAAGTTATACAATTATTTTATTAAGTTCCAAATTATTTACCTACTTTCTTAATTTTATCTGTGTTGGATGAGTCACTGATGTTTTATTACCTATTACATTTATAGGTGTTGTTAAGTTTCCTTGAATTGCAGTTGAAGAAGGAAATGTAATATTATTTTCTGGGAATAAAGATTGAG